CTTTAGATTTGTCAAAACACCTTCTTGTATCACCTCATTAATCTTCATCTTTGATCTTCCTGATACCGCGAGAGAATTTAGTAGGATCTTGACCTTTGATAGCGTTTAATAAGCGATTTTCTAACTTAGTAGCAGTTTCAACATCATAGTTTTCACGTATGTGATTGATGAGGTTGATAGCACCATTGATGATGTTATTAGCACGTGACTCTAGGAGATTTTCCTTGTCTTTGTGCGTTAATAACTCGTCTAGCTCAGTGAGTAGGCTACGTGTGCGTTTCTGCAAGATCTCTGCTCCGGTTTAGAGTATTTATCGAAGATTAAATATTATTCTGAAGCAGATTTGAGACCGGCTAGCATACTTTTAAGTTTACTGCTATCTACCCCTGCTTGGATTTTGGATTCTTCGCTTGGTGCTACTGTTGATCCAGTTTTAATTTGACTTAGGATATTAGTTGCACCAACCCCACGTAGGCCACTTTCCTGTGCTTCTTCACCTGGGTCAGTGATACGCAATGTTTCTAAGTCAAACTCTAGATCTACTTTCATACCTACGCCACTACTACTACGTGTTTTCATAAGTTGTAGTTGATAGCGACCTCGTTCACGCATAGCACGACTAGTAAAGATACCAAACACGTTATCTGCTGTGTTGATCTTAGATAAGCCACCTGCGATATGGCTATGATCAAACTCAATTTCTTCTACCGCACCACGATTAAGTTGTGATGCTGTGATCATTAAAATGTTTAGTTCACGTGCTAGATTACGCAACTCTTCTGACACATATTTGTCTTTGACAAACAAGTCATTTGGACTGACTTTGGCACTCACTGGCATGACCAAGTCTAAATAGTCTACCATGATAAAGTCTATTCGTAATCCAGTTTGTACTTGTAGTTCTTTAAGATAAGATCTAATTTGATTTACATTACTCTGTGCTGGCATGTATTTGATGCGTAGTGCACCTGACTTCTTACCTACCATCTTAACTTTCATTTCAACTGTGTCAAGATCCTTGAACACTTCTTTAGTACTACAGTTGGCTACCATACTGTCCATACGCATAGCACATAGACCTTCACTGAGTTCTAAGGTTAAGAATACACCGTTAAGTCCTTGCGTACACCAATTGATAGCGATATTCTGCATGAATAAACTTTTACCACTACCAGAACCACCAGCAAAGATGTTAAGCTCGCCACGATTCATACCACCAAATAATCTTTTATCAAGAGTTGGCCAACCAGTTGATACTTGTCCGTTATTGCTCTTGATCGCTAGTAATCTAGCACGTGGATCTAAGAAATAGTCTGTGCCCATGTCTTTAGTCAATGATATTTGGACTGCGTCTTTGATCAGTTTTTCTACGGGATCATAATCACCCTTTTCTAATAGGTCTGCTGATTTAAGGATCGCACGTTCGAGTTCATTCCTGCGAGTAAAGCCTTCAAACTCCTGCATGAACCAGCTGTAGTGATCTTCTGTTAGGTCCGGCACCCGTTTAAGATCGACACCAGTAACTGCCCTGACCTGCTCATGTGTGGGCATGGCTTTATGATCATCAGTGTGTGACTTGATAAACTTAGCCACTTCACGTAGGCTACGATCAAAGTTTTCTGCATTATAGATATTCTGCACACGCACATAACTCTGTGCGTCTTCTAGCATCATTTCTAAAAATAGTTTTTGTAGTTCTGGGCTATATTCTTTTGTCATATATTAGTCATTATTAAATTTATTAAAATTTGTATCTTCCGTGCCATCTAAGAAAAATACACGACCGCTGGTTTCGTTATCCACTGATTCAATGAAATTGACCATATTTATTATTCTAACATCATCTACAGTAGATAGCAACTTATCTGGATTCAATCCAATACAAATAGATTGGATCTGTTTACTAAAATTTTTAAGTATTAAATAGTTTTGATATTTATTTCCAATGTAGTCAGCGAATCCAATTTGTGTGTTATGGTGATGATAAACCAAGGGGCTTAACATCCAAACTACTTTGTCTATTGATTTTAATGTATGTATGATATGAAAAGGTAATATACAACTTACAAAGTATGATTGGCCCCAATTTTTTTCTAGTTGCCATAATTCTATAGTATTTTTATTTTCGATAAAATCATCAGAATTCAATGCTGACGAATTTTGATTAAAAAATACCAAATTCAGCTCAGGTAATTCTTTAAGAAATTTTTCAAGTTGGGCCACATTGAGAGTTTTCCAATTAATTTGTAAATGATTTACATTGGCGTATTCTAACTTAGATCCTGATATAGAGTGTACATAGTATCCATTTTCTATTAGATATTCTAATAGCTCTAATCCAAATTTTGACCCGCACCCAATTAATAAACAGTTTTTAGTTGGCATGTATTAGCTCAGGAAAAACGTTAGTCCAACTAGTTCCTGCTTTACTATCAATATTTTCAAAGTACTTTTGATAATTAGGAGATCCATGATTCTTAATTTCATTAATACAATTATTAATTTGTCCAACTAAATTGAAATTATTTTTATGTATATTTTGATGTGCTATTAATTTTTCTAAAACTTTATTCTTGACATCCTCAGCTAAATTTCTACACTGTAGATTATCGTGTTCCATTCCACATTGATTTATCGTAAAATCATTGAATCCATAATTATCAATGAAAAAATTCTGTGTGTCTGACAAATAACTAGCACTACATACAAAAAATACACTGTTGAGTCTCCAGGTAAAGTGTGTTCTAATTAAATTGTCCAGATTCTTTAAGAATTTATTCCAGTCTGCTCCTCTGCGGATATAATTAAATCTATCGCCCATGGCATCAGCACTTACAGTAAAAAGTACATTTGGAAATTCCTGTAATTCTTTAATTATCTGATTATCAGGATCATACATCATATTAGTGTTTATGCGTATTTGAAACGATAAATCACGTCTGAGTTTTTTAAGTAATCGTAGATTATGCTTAATTAATGTAGGTTCGCCGCCACTTAAATAAATTTCTTTTAATGTTTCTTGATTTGATACTATATAATCAATTAATTTATCTGCTTGTTCAACTGGGGTATGTAAAATTTCTTTGCCTTGTTCTTTAGCAATACTACTACTTTGATTACTCCAACATGTTATACATTTTAGATCGCAAATACTACTCCAATGTAGATCTATACCCTGAAGTTTAAACTCTGTCAGATTGTCATAATCAATATTTTCAAATTTAAACATTGAGTTGTATAGCCCTCTAAGGAAATCATAACTATGATTGTCATCGACATTATTTTCGTATGATTGGCATGCTCGACAATTACTATCTAAAATGTTCTGTGATAAATTTTGTTTTATTTCTGTTAACGCTGAATTTGATAAAATTTTTTCAATACTATTATTTTTTAGATTACCTAGTGGTTGGGTACCGTTAACGCAGGTAGTAATATTTCCACTCATGTCTACTTTAAAATAGTTCCAAGGAACCGAACAGAAATGTTCAGCTTGTTTAAATAGGAAAAATTTACGTTTTGAGTCCATACTATTAGTTATATAGTTTCTTTTTCATTAGTTCAATCTTGAGTTTACTCGACTGTTTGGCATCTAAGATAGTTTTCAACACAAATAATTTACCATATTTTACCACTGCCTCATTTACGTCTTTGCAGGTTTCTAACCATACAGGGTAACTTACTGACCATCCATATTCTATAGCATTATTAATCATCTTAGCACCAGCACGATCTCGATCTGCTACTACGATTACTTCCTTACCTAAACTCTCAATAATATCTGCTTGTGTTTCATTACATTCATTATTTAATACCGCTACACCATCTATGCTCATAGCATCAAACGGTCCTTCGCAGACTATGACAAACTTGCTGTCTGCTAGTTGATTGTTGATATTAAACACAAAGTTTGGTTCGTAGTTACTGTGATATTTTGGTTTAACATTATCTTCGATAGCTCTGGCAGTATAACCAATGGTCCTACCTTGCCAGATGAAGGGAATAATGATTCTCTTGTGTAGATTATATTGCGCTTGACGGGTTGCGTAAAACTGATATTTGGCTATGTCAATTTTGCGTGCCACGCAATATTCCAATGCTGGGTGGACATAATCCAATGCGACCAAATTCTCAGCATCTTCTGGTAGGTCACGAGCTTTGAAATCAATTTTTTCTTCTTCAGCTTCTTGTTTAACCTCTTCTGGTGCAACCAATTCACGGACACGGATAGCTTCGATAACCAATCTTTTGATGTCAGTGTCATCTGCACCTAACCATTTTAGTAATTTACGGAATTTGAATGTTAGGTGACGTCCTGGTTGATAGCTGGCTTTGAAGTTACAGTTGAAACAGTGATAGCTGACACTACCATCTGGGTTGGCTGTTAAGCCACCACGACCACGGGTATCTGCTGATTCACCATTATGCGGGCAACACACACCGTTAAAGCTGGTCCAACCACTGGGTGTGGTTTTCTTTTTTGTAGGTAAAATACCTTTTATGAAGTCGCTTATGATATTCAGCATATATTACATTATACACTAAACTTTTGATTAAAACAAGAGTTTTTGACTAGAGTCTTACGATACTAATATATCCAGCAGTATTATTGTAGAATCCTAGACTAGTAATAGCTACGCCGTTAAATGTTCCGCTGAGATCAAACTGTCCATCGCTGGTCGCTATTGTAGTAGCATTAGCATCAATGTAACTACCACCTCCGCCACCCGAGTCAATGGTCGTAGCAGACCCGCCGTAGGCACCACCGCCACCTGAATATCCTCCGCCGCCGCCGCCGGTGATAGGTCCGGAGCCGCCACCGCCACCAAATCCACCTAAGTTTGTAGCAGGTGGTGCATAGCTTGTAGAATACATACCGCCTTTGGCATTAGCCGCAAAAGCAGTGCCACCACCACCGTTAGAGCCGCCGGGTGCTATCCTAGTGTTTGCCGTCCATATAGAACCTGTCCAAGTAATACCATTACCCGACCATCCTGCGCCTGCGCCAGCGTCAAAGCCGTTAAGGCTGGTCACACCATTGATGTTTACGTGAGTATTGCCGCCTAGGCCGTTTATGCCTCCTGGAGCACCTGTTCTATTAGTTAATCCCGTAGCATTAAGATACCCAGCACTGTTGCCACCACGACGAGTAGTTACACCGTAACCGCCAGGTAAGATTGTTGCGTTACTAGTCCAAGCACCTGCGCCACCTCCGCCACCGCCAATGATCAACGGTGTAAGATTAGCAAATCCATCGCTGGCGATATTACCCAATGCTACATAACTGCCGCCACCCCCAGCAGTGCTTTCATATGTAGATACCTGTGAGGTATTGGCGCTGGGCTGTCCTACTACTAATGTGATACGCTGACCTTTTTGTAGATTAAACACACCTTGAACTACTGCACCGCGGCCGTGTGCATTGCCATAGGTAGTGTTGCCACTAAACACCCCAAGGACACCACTGCGGCTACCAGCGGCAGTGATCTGATAGGGACCTGTGCGTGGCACTGTCCAAACTTGATAACCTCGCCATGCATCGGGCACTGTGAGATACTCTGTGTTAGTTATCCAAGTGTTACCTGCGTTGCTATAGGTATTGTAGAGGTTACCCAAGGTTGGACCCAATGGTCCTACGATGTTTGATGTAAAAGTAAAAAAGCCAAAAGGAAACAGATCCTGTGCATCGTATATGCTAGTACCTCGGATTGTCGCGCCTTGGATTATCATTATGGCAATCCGTGTATTGATTTAAGTGTAGTGTAGTTTGTTGAGACTTCTACATTACTTAGCGCACGATTGTAGACACGCATACTATAATAGACGCCTGTTGCTGTGTCAGTAAAGCCACCGCCACTGTTAACATGTCTTGACGCAAAGTATAGGTTGGCTGTGCCTATGCTTGATGGATTACCTATTACTCCAACACCTTTCCAAACACCATTTAAGAAGTAGTTGGCTGTGGTTCCGCTGATAGTAAAGTCCCAAACATTAACATTGGCAATGTTGGCACCAATTGTGCTATGTGTAAATGTTGTGCCACCAGTAGGTGAACCAAAGGTAAATGTAAGGGCTCCACTTTGATAACCTAAATAGCCTTGGTTGGCAGTATAGCTGTCACTACCCCACCAAGTGGCCCAATAGGTCTGAGTTTGATTAAATGCCACTGTCATGCTGATAGTAAATGTGTTAGCCAATGTTGCAGCTGTGACACCTGTGTCAAAGTAAGCAGTATTTTTAGTAGATATTCTCAATCCACCACCGTATTGGCTAACGTAGGCTACATTACCTGGACTGACGATGGTAGTGTTATTACTGCCTGTTTGACTGGGCCAAGTGCTGCCACTAGTAGGTGCTGTTTGTAGATTTATTAACAGGCCACTCTGTATAATTTGAGGTGGTGCTATGCTGGTAATGTTTACCCCACCGCCTACTGTAATTCCTGATCCTATCGTCAATGGCATATTATAATCCGTAGGTTCCCTTGTCAGCATTGTAATTCTGTAGGATCTGTGCACCGGTCAATGCCGCACTGTAATATCGGACTATGCCCATCCTACCATTAAACCATTGGCTGTATTCTCCACCGTTGTAACTACCAAGATACAGGGGATTTGTAGAATTTTTTATACTGGTAAATGAGTGTGAGTTACTGCCTTGACTGGCTCCATTGACATAGAGTGCTAATGAGTTTGATGCTACGTTAGTCCATATCCCCACTATCTGATACCAAGTGCCAGTAGTCACAGTATATGTTGGTGTGGTTATTGATGTAGTTCCGTTACCAACTTCCATGTAAGTTGCTCCAGTGGTGCCGTTGGTTCTGAGTCCATAACTCCAATCAGCGGAACCACCACCGTTGTTGGTTTTTGATATAAAAGTTCTAGTGCTACCAGCCAGCACTGAATAATACACCCAGGCTTCTAAGGTAAAATCACCCGTGCCAGGCTCTAGTAGAGCATTGTCGGCGACACTTACTGTACTGCTTGTGCCGTTGTAACTAAAATAAGGATCAGTGTAGGTAATATTAGTCATAGTACCAGTTAAGTTTGGTGATACTAAACTGTTGATGGTTGTGCCAGATCCAGGATAACTGGCAGGATCGTCTGGGTTGTAATACAATACTAAGTTATCAGTGACCACAGTCAGTACAATAGGTATATCGTATATTTGAACACCACCTGATATTTGAACGCCATTGGTGATTATCATAGACCGTACCTTGAACGCAGTGCGTTGAAGTTTTGCGTGATCTCACCAGCTGACAAGGCACGATCGTAGATCATCGCTACAGAAATCCTTCCATTAAAAAATCTTCCCCCAAGATCATCTTGAGCAAGTTTTACATCATCTAGTACGGTGCTAGTATGAGATACAGTATTAGTGGCAGAGGTAATTCCACTGGATTGACACAGATATGCCGTCGCTGAGCTGCTGGTAACGGAGACCGCTATCATACACCATGTCAAATCCGGTATGGTCAATCCACTATCCCAACTGTAAGTATCAACAGCATTATTCCAAGTATATGAAATTTTATTAGTTGTACCATAAAAACTTATTCCAGTAGCGTTTGCACTTCTAGAATATATGATACCGTCAAAATCGTCCTGGGGTCCGTTTCGTCTCATCCAGATTACAAATGTCGCCGCTGTGGCTGTGATAGAACCCGAACATTGAACGAAATCATTAGTGCCATCAAAGACAATAGCCCCACCATCTGCACTAGTATAAGTTGGACCACCCGTTAATGTTCCATTGCGGCTATTACCACTTAGGTCAGTCCAAGCGGTTCCTGAACCTGGATAACTAGAAGCATTACCTGCATCTAAGAACATTGAAAGATTGGTAGTTACTATACCAAGATCGACCACATATACTCCGTTAAGAGTTACTCCTTGGATTATCATGATATCTTGACATAACCGTATGACACAGTAACATTACCACCGCTGGTGTTGTTGATGCCAAAGTCAAATCTATTGGTAGTTGCACTTGGAGCCGTACTGTTACGAACTATGGTGTTTCCGGTACCCACAAACTGATTGGGTATGCTGGTAAAGTCAATAGGCGTTCCACCACCGTTGTAGACCCAAGCATACTGAACACCCACAACAGGTACATTGCTGTTGGTCACTGTGGCAGTGGCATTCCAAGCCAAGATACCATTGGGGATATTGCAATCAACCCACAACTGATATGTACCACTTGCAACAGTGAAACTCTGGGTGCTGTTGCCTGTAGGCACTGTCCAGCTACCAGTTGTTTTGATAGCAACTCCGCTAAGTAGGCTTCCGCTACCAACAAAGTTTGTAGCAATAACGTTGGCTGGGAATGAGACATTACCATAGATATCAAAGGTTGTTACATAGGTGTTGGCGATGATACGTGTGTTAGCTTCAGTACCCACTAAATTACCAACTGTGGCATTACCTGAGACTGACAATGTTGCCAATGTGCCAATTTGAGTAATACCTGTCGTGCCTGTGTAAGTGGGTAGGAAGGCAGCTACGTTGGCATTGCCATAATTACCACCGCCACCAAATGCCGCAGTAGTTTGTTGAGTGCCGTCTGGGAATGTTAATATACCACTTGTGCCCAAACGAACATTGGCGACGTTACCAGTATATGTTGGTAGATATGTGGCTACTTGAACATTACTATACGAACTTGCTATACCTGTTAGTAACGCACCGTTACCTAAGAAGTATTGTGCTGTTACATTACCACTAACAAATACATTACTTGCGCCTACTACACCTGAGTATGTTGGCAGGTATGTTGCTACTTGGACGTTGCTGTAATTGCTACCCGCTACGATACCTGTCAATAATGCACCATTACCAACGAAGTAATTAGCTGTGACATTACCTGTGACATAGGCTGTAGGTAATCTTACATTACCTTGATTATCAAACGTTGAACTGTAACTACCAGCTTGCAAGGTTACATTAGCACTGGTGCCAGTTACGTTACCAGTGATTGAAATATTACCAATTAAGTTTTGTGCTGTGATGTTACCTGTGGTATTGATCGTTGCTGTTGATAGATAACTTGCTACGTTGACATTTGAATATAAGTTATAACCTTGTGTGTTTAGATATGCGGCCACATCAACGTTACTGAAGTTACTGCCACCGGCTACTATACCAGTTAATAACGCACCATTGCCTAGGAAGTAAGTGGCTGTGACATTGCCTGATACTAAAACAGCATTGGCCTGTATGTTGGCTACTTGGCTGATATTGCCCCAGCCGCCGTTGGTTAAAATAACGTTAGCAGTGATGTAGTTAGCGCCTGAAATGTTACCACTCGATCCTGTTGTGGTAATGTTGGCTACATAGAATGCGCCGCCAGTGATCAAGTTACCTGCTGTGATGTTACCAGTTGTGGTAATTGTTGCTGTGGTTAGGTAGTTAGCCACATTGACATTTGAATATAAGTTGTAACCAGTTGCGTTTAGATAAGCGGCTATATTGACGTTACTATAATTTGTTAAACCATTGGTCGTAATCAATGCTGATACATTGACATTACTGTAGTTAGTAAAGCCCATTGAGACTGTATAAGCAGTGACATTGGCATTGCCATAGTTGCTACCGCCACCAGTGCTGGCTGTTGTCTGTGTCGTGCCATCAGCAAATGTTAATATGCCACTAACGCCTAATCTAACGTTGGCAATATTACCAGTATATGTTGGTAGGTATGTAGCTACTTGAACATTACTATAATTACTACTCGCAGCAATACCAGTTAGTAGTGCACCGTTACCAACGAAATAAGTTGCGGTTACATTACCTGCCACTGAGACGTTGGCGATATTGCCTGACTGTAAGTATGTGGCAACTTCAACGTTGCTGTAACTGCCACCGCCATAGATTGAATCGTCACTGTTAAG